GAAGCAGCCTAACCAGCGCGATGAAAAGACCCTTTACGTCGAGAGTATATTTCAATATGTAATAGCTTGCAAGGTCGCTCCTTGCCGCAAACGGCAGCGTCAGTCGTGACATCCCGGGAGAGACCGGGGCCATGGTAACGTAGCATTAAGGCAATGCGCCACCTTCATACGGTGTCAAAAGTGAGTTCGATTCTCACCGTTACCACCAGTTTTTATTCCATCTTAGTATTCTCGGTGAGTGCCCCTGGCTGTTAACCAGGTGAGGTTGGTTCGAATCCAACAGATGGAGCCAGTATTTCGGTCCTTGGTGAAATGGATATCATCTCTGTCTTCGAAACAGAGGGTAGAGGTTCGATTCCTCTAGGACCGGCCAAGTTATGGGAAGTAATGCAGGGGTGTTGGTACCCCGACCAGCCTTGAAAACTGGGTCCTGGTGATGAGCCGGGTGGGGTTCGACTCCTCTGCTTCCCGCCAAGTTTTGTGTGTTTCGTATAAATGTTAGGGCGCCATTACATGAGGCTAATGACCTCCGGATACAGGTTCGAATCCTGTAACACACATTCAAATTTCGAGATAGACGTAGAAGTTGAGTCCCCGATGCGCTAGGGCCCTGTTCTTGTGCCTGACACACCAGTAGCAACATCGGGTAGTTTAAACTCCTTTATACGAGACAAGCCTGTGAGTCCTTGAGAAAGATAGCGGGTCTCTTGAAAACCTATTGTACCTTGCCCCAGTTAGACTTTGCACGAACAGCAAAGGCAAGTTCATGCATCTTACTATATTGGGGCGTACCTTTTGGGTGCGGCCCTGTTTTTTTGAGTGCGTTATACTGTGCTAGCAATTCTTCTTTAGTTTTGCCTTCATACTTGCCGCGTTCATTGGGGTTAACCTGAGTAGCAGTGTCCCAACCTTCTTCAATATCCTTGGCAATGGCTTTTCGTCTGCGTGATAGATATTGGTCAGACTTGTCACTGTCGCCATCATTGTCAACATCACTATCTTCTTTGCCAACTGGATCAAGTGCTTCGTTAATGATGTCGATGTATTTTCTAAGTAAGTTACCGCTCATAGTATATTCTCCTAACAATATTTAGAATAAAATATACAACAGCGCATTGTACTTTAGTACTAATCTTAAATTGGTTGACACCCATTCGAAATAGTGTTACAATAGCATAAACAGGAGAACCAATATGCCATGGATTGAAAACGTAGCAGCCGCAGACATCCCAACCCGCTTTCATCACGAAGCTGGCCCAAACAGTATGCTAATCAGTATTGTTGATCCAGCCAGCTGGAGGCCAGAAGCGGCCCATGAATTCAAAGAGCGCCATAACTTTGAGTTCCTAGACATTGAAAAGAACGACTTTGCGCTAGACGAAGCAATGCGTTGCAGCCAAGAACAAGCAGACGAACTGGTCCGCCTGTTGCAACATGCATTGGCGAACAAAATGAATGTTGTCGTTCATTGCTTTGCAGGCATTTGCCGTTCAGGTGCAGTGTGTGAAGTTGGTGTAATGATGGGATTTGAAGACACAGGTCGATTCCGTAGCCCTAACTTGTTGGTTAAGCATCGCATGATGAAGGCCCTGGGCTGGACTTATGATGAAAACGAAAAGCCCAATATTGATGACTGGCGCACCTTTAAAAGTGTTGACTAAGTGTTGTAAAAATACAACAATAAAACGGTTGCTCAACTTGGAATTTTGTGTTATACTACATGTATTAAACAACGAAAGGCATTATATGGCTGGCAAAGCAAAATCAATTTATTTGACAATCACAGTAAAAGGACAGTTCAAAACTGTTTTTAGCAGAGTCTTTTTTGATGCTAAGGCATATAACGAATATGTTAAGTCAGACGAGTTTAAAGCCCAATGGCCCGTTGAAGAATTTGATGTTATCAAGGAAGTATATTAAGGAATAAATGTATAAGGTAATAGGAAAAGAAGAACTATTTCGAGTTCTTACTCTTGCAGAAGCAATGAATGTTGCCAAGAGTATGAATGAATTCGTTACTATCAAAGGACCCGACTTTGAAGTATGCGGAATGTTTGGAGTAGATAGCATTAAGGACGGATTATGCCCCGACGGTGTTAAATACGATTGGAACAAGGCCAGTAGAATTGGTCGTGTTAAAAAGGAGCGAGTATGAAACGTGTAATTGAAGTCCGTGCCGCAGAAGGTGGCGAAGACAGTAAACTATTTGCAAAAGATCTTGCACAAGCCTACATTAAATTTGCCCACAGCAAAGGCTGAGCTACCCGCCTAATAGGTGAGTATCTTGGTGAACTTCATATTGAAGTAAAGGGTACTGATTTATCAGGCTTGTATAATGAAAGCGGTGGACACAGAATACAACGTGTTCCGCCAACAGAGCGTAAAGGTAGAGTTCATACCAGCACCGTAACAGTTGCTATTACAGACCCAACTGAAGTTGCCATAAAGGTTGCAGACAGTGATTTACGTATCGAATGGTATAGTGGTACTGGAGCTGGCGGCCAGCACCGAAACAAGCACCAAAACAGTTGCCGTATTACTCACATACCCTCTGGCACAGTTGCAACAGCACAATGTCGCAGTCGTCAAAATAGCCTTGATCAAGCCATGGGTACTATTCACAAAACGGTTGACAAACAGGTTCAAAACCAGTATAATAACGGCATAGCAAGTGATAGAAAGCAACAAGTTGGATCGGGTATGCGAGGAGACAAAATCCGTACATACCGTTTCCAAGATGATGTTGTTAAGGATCACGTAACAAATAAATCAAACAGCGTTAAACGAGTGCTAAGTGGCAATTTTGACCTGCTGTGGTAATAAGGAATTGAAATGAAAACATGGATCACAAGCGACTTGCACTTTGGGCACAAGAACATTATGAGCTTCTGCCCCGAGACGCGAGCACGTTTTAATAACGATGTTGCTTACATGAACAACGCAATGGCAGAGGAATGGAACGCCAAAGTGCAACCAGAAGACACAGTTTACATCTTGGGTGATGTGGCGTTCATGTCGGGCAGTGTTGCTGGTAGAACAATTGCCCGTTTGAATGGCACCAAGATTTTGATCGAAGGCAATCACGATCGCAAGACATTACAGGATGCAACATTCCGTAGAGCTTTTGCAGAGGTACACAAGTATTTGGACATCACATATGACGGCCACAAGTGCGTTATGTTTCATTATCCAATTGCCGAGTGGGATCAAATGCATCGTGGAGCATTGCACTTTCATGGTCACTTGCACGGAGGTGTAAGCGGCTTGGAAAAGTACCGTGCATTGGACGTGGGTATGGACTCAACCGGTGAAATTGTAGTTTCTATGGAACGTGCAATTAATTTGATCAAGGACAACGAAATTAAAGGTCATCATGTTTAAGGACAAGTTGAAAGAGTATGTAGAATCGTCTAAGCTGGTTGGCATGCGCGAAGCCGGTGAAGGCATCTATGTACTCAAATATAAGAAGCGTGTGTTTTACGACAACCTGTGGAACGAATATATTGCTGAATGTCGTGGAAGTATTGTGGATGCAGATTTCAACCTAGTTGCTTATCCATTCACAAAAATCTACAACTATGGCATTGAAAATGAAGCACCTGTATTGGCAGACGATACTGAAGTTACCGCGTTCCGTAAAATCAACGGCTTTATGGTTGCAATGACTTGGTACAACGGCGATATCCTGGTGTCTACTACAGGTTCAACTGACAGCCCATACGTTGCTATGGCAAAGGAAATGATGTTGACTCATCAAAGCTGGGCCGACTGGCAGTTGGCATTCAATCGCGCAGACATGGACGGGATGACGTTTATGTTTGAATGTGTACATCCCAACGATCCACATATTGTGCCTGAAAAGCCAGGTATGTATATCTTGGGTTATCGTGAAAACACTTGGTGTAGCCGTGTAGGTCATGATCCTGCTGTACTACAAGATTTAGCAAATGCATTTAACTGCTATGAGACAGAAAGCTATACCACTAATATGGTTCGCTTGAAAGAAATGGCAAAGGAATGTAAGCATGAAGGTTTTGTATTCTATACTGAAGATGGTGTAAGTGCTAAAATCAAGAGTCCATACTACTTGACTTCAAAGTGGGTTGCTCGTAATCCACGTACAGACAAGTTGGTGAACATGCAAGCAGACATCAAGCATCAACTAGACGAAGAATACTACCCTCTAGTGGATGCTATTCGTGCTAACATTGTCGAGTACACTGCTATGGACGAGCAAGCTCGTTTAGCTTGGGTGCGCAACTACATGGAGACAGTATGAAAGAAGAAAAGTTTCAAAAGATAGTAGAAGAGATTAGTGAGTTTCTTGGAGACCATATGCAGAAGAATCCTCACTACTTGTTCGACGAGGACATTATCAAAATCTTTTCTCACTATAAAAAGAAGCACATTAAACGAGCATTAGAGGAAATACGATGAAACAACTTACTTGCCCACATTGTGCAGACACTTATCCAGATTTTGATGTTGCTCACGTCTGTAGTAAAGGTCAGTATGCCCCCAAACTCAACCCTAAAATGAATGATGAAAGTCACCTACCTGTAGCAGAACAAAGTCTGGTGTTCCGTTTGCGTAAACGAGCAGAGATCCGTAGGCAAATCAGTTCACGTAAAAGTGTAGAAGAAGGTAAACCAGACCGTATTGCTGACTTGTTAGAAGAAGCCGCTGCCGAAATTGATCGGCTTAATTTGTCCGTTAAAGATGTTTCAGTTGACAGCAAGTGATAACTATGTTATAATAACTGCATAGCAAGAAATTAGGAACGGTGGCTGAGTGGCCGAAGGCAGCAGGTTGCTAACCTGTCGAGTGTTTTATTATGCTCCGTGAGTTCGAATCTCACCCGTTCCGCCAAGTTAATTAACCAAAGAAAGAAAAGTATGAAGCCAGGTAAGACATTTAAGTTGAGTAAGCAGACAAAGCGTTTGATGTGCAGCATTGTAGATGCCAAAGAACGTAATGCATTTAAAAGTGCAATGATCCAAGCAGAGTTGGCTGCTGGTGTAGTTATTAAACGCGAGCCACGTGAAGCTCGTAAGTAATCGCCAAATTCTCTGGCGTTAGTATAATGGATAATACAGCAAGCTTCTACCTTGCGAATGTGGGTTCGATTCCTGCACGCCGGACCATATAAAGAAAATAGGACCCAATGGGTCCTATTTTTTTGGCTGTACGAAGCTTAAATTATGCTTCGAGTACTTCAACTACATAATCATTTGTGATGTTATGTGTTGTGTTGTATGCATCACGCTCGGCTACAACAGAAGCTAAACTTGCATCTGCTACAAATTCATCAAGGGCGTCAACGCTAGCGAATACATATTCAACAACTTGTGTCAATGCACCAACTGCTGGTACAGTTCTAGTCACTGAAAGTAATTTGCCAGTGACTACATAAGCTGCATCGATTGCAGATTTTGTGCCGGCTGCGGCTGCCCAAAATGACACTTCAGTGTCTGGACGGGTAAAGGTGCGAGTTAATTTAACTGGGTTTGTCATTTGAATGGACTCCGTATTTTCATGAACGCTTCATGCGTTGTCTAAAAGTATTTATCATTTACTTAGTGTTAGGCTATTCGTTCAGCAACTTATTAGTAATTTATGATGCTGTCTGCATTGATGTATTTACTCAATTCTGCTGTTGGCCGCCCCGTTATACGGATTTGGCGCCGCCTGCTGGTAGTTAACGGCACGCCATGATAAAAGAAGTCGTTAAACAAATAAACAGGGTAGTTAATAGCCTTATATGAATCACCTAGCTCGCTGGTGTCACTATAGAACATTGGCACGCCACCATCGCTTAGATTAATAGTTATTTGTACAAATCCCTGTTTCCACAAATAATTGTCAATCATGCGCTGAACTCCTAGACTACGTTGGCTACTAGGTAAGAAATTGCTATTATCCCTGTGAATTATTGCGAAGGTATCTTCTCGTAAACTAACACAGCGTACACCAATAATTGTAGTTAACGGAAGAGCTTTAATGTATTTGGTTATCATTAAATCCTCGTACTGCGGAAAGAACTTGAATTCACCGTGACGATCAAGTACATAGTTACGAATCGAAACACTACCGTTTTTGCTATTTTCAGAAAGCTCGGGCTCGGTTGAATCTAAATAAACCAATGAAGCCCCTTTCCAACTTGGGTAACCGTTGTCAATTGGTTCTCCGGTGCGGCTTCGTACGTCAGCTTTTACGTACTTGTCTGGGTCAACCATGTTCCATTTTAAATTGGCATTGATAGTATTGAATAACACATCTTGTCCATTGCGGACATTGTTGCTTGCCGTCAGAATACAACGATCATACTCGTTTATAAATGCATCTTGATCATAATCCAAGTTAATTAACTCGGCTGCGACCATTGAATCAAACTCCATCATATTGTTTCTCCCCTAAGATTTCGTATCATTGTTTCATATTCAACTGCATGTTCTGCAAGATGAAAAGGAAATCGTTCAAACAGTTTGTTTCTACTGGCAGAGTCGGCCAATGCTAATTTTTCAAATCCAGTGTACTTCTTTCTGTTCAATAAATCAGATTCTGGATAATGAGTTTGATAGATCAAATGTTTAATGTCTGCATTATTTGCCAAGTCTTCACCTGCTGGTGCATTAGCTTGTATCATGTCTAATGCAATCGGGTCAGTTAAGTATGCAAGCATTTGGTCGGGTGTATATTGATGAAATCCAGCAGCACCTTTGACTCCGGAAAACACCCAGTACTTGTACCAAGAACAAATCATTTCGCGTTCACGAAACCACCACTTGCCAAACTGTCTATACAGGTAAGGCTCGCCTTGACCAAGAACTACGTAACCTGGTATTTGTTTCGCACCCCACATTGTGCAAGCAAGTTGCCCGCTTCTTGTTTGGCTAATTGAAGTGATGGTTTCAAACTCGTCACTTTCAAAAAATGCATTAGGGTCAAGTTTGATTTCCAACTTGGGAATGTTATATGCTCGACACAATGCGTCAGCAAATACAGATTCGTGTTCATTGGCCTTGTTTTTATATTTTAAAATGGCAGCAGTAAATGGAACGCCAGCGTCCAAGAAAGCACGGGCCGCAACTTCACTATCAGCACCACCGCTTAACAGCAAATACACATCAAGCCCGTGACGTTGTGCTTCAGCTTGAATTTTTAGTGCAGCCCTACGATTGGCTTCTTTGACAGTTAATGTTGTATCTTCTGCAACACCATAATCGCATACCCAAGTTTGATATCTGCTGGTTCGCGGAACATACCATGTGTTGTCGTATCCGAATTTAAAATGATTTTTATGGGTGTAATCTACAGTGGGATTCATAATAAGTATAGTTATAGCGATATTTATGATTCAACTATTCGCAGGAAAGCTCAATGAAAAAGTTCTTTATTAAAGATTGCCCCGCAGACATTACAGTTAGTCGCTGGCTCAAAAATAACTCAGACTGGGAAAGTTTGATGCAGACGGTCAAACCAAAGACTGTACTTGATGAAGTTATATGTTTGCGTGTAGCAGACTTTGATCCAGTTGCAATCAGCAACAGCATCACCGAAGCACTGGGCATTTATGGTGACCATGGTTGGAAGTCAAGCGAAGGTGAGGACGCAGGCTACACTGGATTTAGCTTGGTATATAACCCAGATCACCAAGATGGTTTAGACCCGCATAGCTCTACATTAGGTACACCTAAGAATTCTAATAGCCAATTCTTTTGGAATTCTAAGCAACAGCACTCGCAATTGAAAAACAGTTACTTTGATGGTTATGGCTTTAATACGCCAACACCAGCGAGTCAGCATGGCGAGTTTGGTAAGTTCATGGAGCGATGCAAGCGCACACGAGTCAGAAGCAGACTAAGCATTTTAAATGGCCGAGACTTTGAATTAACTCGTGGCTGGCACAAAGATGAAATGATTTTTGAAAACATCAGGATTAATATTCCAATTACAACAACACCACAGTACATGTTTCAAATTGAAAATCATGAGCCCACTCATTTAAAAATTGGCTGGGCATACTCGTGGGATACATACATTCCGCATAGAGTGTTTTGTGAAAACGTAGTAGACGATAGTCGACGTATTCATGCAGTGCTTGGATTTAGTCCTTGGTGGGATTACAATGCAGAAGAACAATGCTGGACTCAGAATGAATTCTATGGAAGCAAGCACCCATTTGATATGTTAGTAGATGGCGACATATTTGAAGGACTTGAACTTGACACAAATTTAAAGGTATACAATGATTGATTTTAACAAATTTTACACAGCATGGTTTTATAACAACGAGATGAATTTAATTCCCGTTGCCAACATTACTCGCGAACTTGCAACCACGGCTGGATTTACAGTAAAGTTTAATTTTGAAGATGTGCCCGACTTGCCATTAGCAGAGTTGGCCACAGTTCTGTTACAGCAGTTACCGCAGAACTTTGTTTTTGTACGCCCGGGTATGCGATTAACAAGTGATGCCCTGGAAGCACTTTGCACACAGATTGGCCGCACTGACATTGTGTTTGTCACCCCCGATGCAGACATTGATGCCGACTGGTTTGAAATGGCAAAAGAAAAGTACTTTTTCAATAGCCAATTTACTGCACACGAGTTATACACAGTAGAACGATTGTCTAGAGAAGGAATTAAAAGTGGCCTTGTTGGTGCTATTCCGTCTTTTCAAGATTGTAGCATTGTAGTTAAATCCCCAACGACCTTTCACGCTGCTGGTCCACAGTGGCAAGCATTATTGCCATATTCTGATATTCCAGCAAGTTTAATGTACAACGATTGTGAAAACTTTTTAGTTCCAAACTTTTGCTTACTGTTAGTTGGTGCGTTTGTTAAGCAACTTAACTTTAAACAAAATGATATCTTATTAAGAGCATTGACTATTAATCGCATGGGGCCAATGACATTGGCTATTTCTCTAATGCCGACCAAATCACACAATCTTGAACTTATTGGGTATACACTAAACTATCCATTTTACAAAGGACTTATTGCTAGAGAATATGCAAATACACTAATGCCAGTGGAGAGTCTTGATGTTAATTAAGGAAAGTTCATACGCCGAATGCCTGCCATTGATGCAGGAACTGTGGCCCGACAAAGAGCCAGTGCCACCAATTGACAATACACTGGGCAAGATTAAATTCTGGGGCTCAGATTATCAACAGATGAAGCCACGATACATTATTGCGCTTGATGATGAAGGAACTCCATTTGGATGCACACATGCATACAAGACTGCACCTGATGAATTGCGAATCAGAGGAACTTACTGCAAGCCTGACAATCGTTATTCGGGTGTGGCCAGTGCAATGGTAAATCAAGCAATTGCGTTATTTCCTGAGTGCAAGCTAATTTACACATTCCCACGCACTGGTGTCGAAGGCTTTTATGCAAAGTTAGGATTTACAATTTCAGAACATCGCTGGCCAGGCATTTACAAGGGAGTATCTTATGCTTCCAAACAATTATAACAAGGAAACATTATGGCAATGACACGTTGGGACTACTCTAAAAACTTGAGTAACTATCATTTTGACAGTACTATTAACGAAGACAACAATCCGCACTATCGAGTAATTGGTAGAGTTGAAGGTGATTTGGCTGCATTATATGAAGCACAATTGCAAGTGTATAAGCCAGAAGCCAATGGCTTTTTAAACAGATTACAAGTACAAAACAACCAAGTCGATCCTCCATTTACAATGGAATATGATCGTGCTGAATTAGAATACTTAAACTTAGATCCAAACCATACCTTCTTTTATAATTTACGCCGCACTGGCAATGATGGTATTCAGAAAATAATTGATTCGTTTAAATTTAAGAAAGCAGGTGCCAGCTTTCACATTCAAAAGCCTGGCGGCCTATTTCCTTGCCACGTTGATGAACTCCCTGGTACTAAGGGGAATGATCCCAACAGTTGGCTAGACCAAGACCCACAGTGGGCTGCACGTTTTGAAATTCAAGTATTTGATTGGCAACCAGGCCATGTGTGGGCAGTAGGAAATTCATACTGGAAGCAATGGCGTGCCGGCGATATTGTTTGGCATAATTGGCGTGACACTCCGCATGGTACTTGTAATATTGGGCGCAGTGACCGCGTGACCCTTCAAGTTACTGGATTGTGCTCCGAAGAGACAATTGAAATTATTAATAACGCCAACCACATTTTCCAACTATGAACCAATTTGAACGTTTGACCCTGTTAATTGATTTACAATCAGATTGCATACTATGCATGGCATCAACTCGATCTAGCATTGCAGTCCCGACATTTAATGCATTAAAGCAAACAATGTTAGATACTGAAGTTAGATTGTTGTCAGCTAACTCTGCGGTCCTTAAAGATATTTCATTTGAAGCTGTTAGGACTAAATGCCTTTACCTGGGGTTTGCAAATGGATCATATCAACTTAAATCCTTGGAACTAGAAGGAGACGCATTGTCCAGACAGATTGCCCGCAAGAAGATAGCAGTGCGCAAATTACATTCAATTGAACGGTTACTCTGGCTAGAATTGCAAAATCTCAAAGAATGCATCAGCTATCAGGGTCTTGATTACGAACATTGTATTGCCCGTGGTGTTGCAGGAGATTCTAGCATCAATGAATATGCTGCAATTAATAGCCTAACTAACGAGCAAGCTCTTCGAGAACTTGAGTTTGATTTGAATGAGATACAAAATAAAAAAATGCGTATCTATGCTTGGCACAAGCATTTTGTAAGTAAAATTTCAGCTTGCCAATCTGACGAGGAACTTGACAACGTGGATGCTAATATAAATGCACAGCTTTGGAGAGACGCACTAATATGATTTCCTTATATGCGTACAATCCAAGTCGTGTGCAATTAGAATCAACCCCAGATGTGCTTCGATGGAAAAATATTAACAAGATTATCAATGACAATATTAGTTTCATTGATCGTACAGGATACATTAAACTACCTGTCAACACAAGCGCACCTGCAGAAGCTGCATTGCCAAAATTTGACAACCGGTTTAGTTTAAGTTATACAGATTGCTGTCAACTTCAAGTACAACGTATTCTTAAACTACAAGAGCGTTTAGACAAGCCAATTCGACTAATGTATTCCGGCGGCATTGATTCGAGTATGGTACTGCTGAGTTTTATCAACGAGTTGGGAGTTGAACGCCTTGGCACCAGATTAGAAATTGTTATGAGTTCAATTTCCATTGACGAAAACCCTGCTATGTGGGAAAAGATTATTCGCCGCAGTGATATTCGATTGATCAACTCATTGGATTTTAATTCAGGCATCAGTTCTGATTACATACTTGTTGGTGGAGAGTTTAACGACCAACTGTTTGGCTCAGCAATGATCAAAACATTGCTCAAATGGAAAACAGCACAAGAGCTGTTGGCACCACGATCACTTTCTATGCTTGTGGAATACTTTACATGGGTTGGTCTTGATGTTCGCGAAGCAGAACGTTGGGCCGCTTTACTTGATGGATTAGCCAACAATGCTGAGTGTGAAATTTATTCGACGTGGGATGTTTTTTGGTGGCTGAACTTTACCTGCAAGTGGACCAGCGTGTACTTTAGATTTCTAATCTTTAATCCACAACAGCAACTTGATGCAAAATACCTGCAGGATAACTACATACAGTTCTTTGGCACAACAGAGTTTCAACAGTGGAGCATGAACGATCGAGATCACAAGCATCACGGCACCTGGAACTCTTACAAATGGTACCCACGTCAACTGATTGCCAACTTTTTAGGCGACACGTCTTATTTGGAAAAAGCCAAACGCGGCAGTTTGTATCACGTGGTGAGGGCTCGCAAAAGCAATGATGCAATTGATAGCAATTATAATTTTGTAAATTTGTCAACTGTCAATAGTGAACTAATTTACAACGACACAAATAGTTTTGTACAGGATTAACATGAAAAAATATTACGTAAAAGATGTTCCAGATGAATCAACAGTTATATCTTGGCTGTACAGCCAAAGTGACTGGAAGAAAGCAAACAACAGTTGTCAGCCACGTACGACTTATGATGAGTTAATGTGCTTTAATATTGACAACTTTGATGTTGACCAATTGCATACTGACATTGTTGATGCAACTACAGTTTATGGCGACCACGGTTGGGTGTCAAGTGAAGGCATTACGCCTTACTATACTGGATTTAGTTTGGTGTACAATCCATTCCACGTTGACAACTTGAACCCACACAGCTCTACACTAGGCACTCCAGTAAACAGTATCCAGAAAGATGAATTCTTTTGGAACAGTACACAAAAGCACAGTGTACTAAAAAACAGCTACTTTGATGGATATGGATTCAATCAACCAACACCGGCCAGTGGACACAAAAGTCTAGGTACATTTATGGATCGTTGCAAGCGCACTCGTGTACGCAGCCGAATGAGTATCCTAAATGGCGAAGTGTTTGATGAAAAGCGCAAAGCAAAACGCGGCTGGCACAAGGACGAATTAGTGTTTGAAAACCTACGCATTAACATTCCAATCACTACAACATCAGATTATTTGTTTCAAATTGAAAAGCATGAACCTGCACACTTGGATGTGGGCTGGGCATACTCGTGGGACACTAATGTTTCGCATCGTGTGTTTACCAATGCACAAAACGATAGTCGCAGGATTCACTTGGTCCTTGGATTTAGTCCATGGTGGGACTACTTACCCGAAGAACAAGCATGGGTTCAAAATGAATTTTACGGAGTCAAGCATCCATTTGATATGTTGGTGGATGGCGACATTATGGACGGACTACATCTTGACACAACCAAAAAGATATATTAAAATACAATATGACAACACTTTTTGCAAATTTACCAATTCCAAGAGCACCACACTTCATTGGCGGATGTGATGAAGTTGTTGGCTCCGAAACTGACTCAACTGGTCGCCAGTTGAGTATTTCATTTACTGATGTTGTGGCAGGCAGCCCTGCTATGTCGCTTTTCTTAAAGACCTACGCAGAAATTATTGACACTGGCTTTGCTGCGCCACTAGTGGTATGGGCCGACGTCAACAAGTCACACTGCATCTATGCTACTGATGCCAACAATACAGTAGTTGGTGGTATTGTGTTTGAATTTAGGCAGTTTGCCCGCGGCGGATGGATTACATTGTCATTCACGCACCCAGACAACCGTGGTCGCCGCATTAACCAACTATTACACAAATACGTGGTTGAATTTGTTAAACTACGCGGTGGTGATCATATTGCTTCACATGTACACGTAGACAATGCGTCTCGTTTAAAAAGTAGCGAGCGTGTTGGATTGAAGCCACAGTTTTATAGAATGCATCAGTCATTTAATGACTAAGTTTGTGGTTCTGGTAGCTTTGTTGCTGACCTCAGTTGGAGCTTGGTCAAAGAAGCCTTTGCAAATTGCTGCGGTTGATGAAGCCCAGGCAATATTGGTATTTGATAGATCGGCAAATCGTGTAGTTGAAGGATTCAATACTAACTCTCAATTACCAATTGCATCTATTACAAAGATAATGACAGTGTATGTTGTATTAGAAAGCAATGCTGACTTAGACGAACTGATTACCGTTAAACGGCAGAAGATTGAAAGTAGTCGTAGTTTATCGCACGGCATGCGTGTAAGCCGTAGGGAATTGATTACGCTGAGCTTGGTAGCGTCGGACAACTTGGCTGCAAAGACTCTAGCAGTGGCGCACCCTGCGGGCTACGATAATTTTATTGACACAATGAACTTGACAGCCAAGACGATTGGCATGCTCAATACTGTATACGTAGAACCAACTGGACTACTATTAAACAAGAGCACTGCCTGGGATTTACATTTGTTAAACAGTGCAGTCAAGAAACATCGAGAATTCACAGCAGCCGCAATGACTGCACAAACAACTGCAAATACTGTCAACTTAAAAGGAATCATCAAACATATTATGATTCGCAATACCAGTATGTTTGCAGGCAAGTATGATATCGCTGTGGGCAAAACTGGTTTTACAAATCCAGCTGGTTGGTGCATTTCAATGCTGGTAACTCACAAAGGAAAAGAGTTTGATATCATTGTGCTGGGTAGTCCCAATAAGAAAACCAGAAACAACTTGGTCTCGGCAAAGCTAAAAGATTACATGAATGCATTTACAGCAAGTGCAGTGATCAAAGACATGGATGTCATTGACAACACAAATTAAATACTAAATTGGTCTACTAGATTGGCCCAAGGCATAGTTGATCTGACACTTAATATAAGTCTCGGCCTTGCCCCGGTCCAATTAAGCGCATGGAGTATATCAGTTCTAACAAAACTGGCGTACTCCTGTTTTCTTAATAAGGAAGTAGATTTAACCGATGGATCACCTAATGCTTGCCATCGTTCGGCAGGATTAGAACCAACTACTTGGAGTCGCCCAACTGCCTGGCCAGCAGGATTAGTAAACTTTTCGTTTGTTATTCTTGAGTCGTAACGATCAACATCCCACCAAACCATTTCAGTATCCTCGTCACCTGCCATAAGAATGTTAAAGCGAATAGGAATGTTTGTTTCAGTACCATCACCACCTGTTGTATCGATGTGCGGATTGCTCAGAACTGCATTGTGAGTCCTTGGTAATCGCTTGTAAATGAATAGCTGAGGATATGGATCTGTTATGGCGTAGGTTTGTAAGAATTCTGTAAGTTCTGCCCACGCAGTACTAGAGATGAACCGTTCATAATCCTGGTCCTTGAACTTAACCAAGGCACTTGGTGCTGGTGCATGTTGTTGGTAGTCTGCCACAATTGGTTCAAAAAACTCAGCCAGCCAGGCCCAGGATTGATCCGAAAATTTAAAGTTTACAGTAAGATAGCGATTCATACGATATTTATAAATAGGTTGACAGCATGATAAAGTTAGTATATAATAGTAAAACATAAGGAGTAGTTATGATTGTTCACATTAAAGTAGGCGTAGCAAAAGAGAACGGCAAGTGGGTTGGGCGCTGGCAGTCTACTAAGTGCGTAAGAGACGGATTCGTATGCGACAACTGCACTGATTTTCCCAGCGAAATTCTAGCAAATCGTAGAGAAGAACTTGAGCGCAAAATGGATAAGGCCCTGCGCCTGGCATTCCCTAAAGCCAGTTACATTGTTCAACACCGCGAGGCAATTGATGCGTGATTTGCAAGCTGAAGTAAAATCCACCAAGACGTTATTTGCATTTAGTGGATTGATGTTTTTGTTTGGGTTAGTAGCACTGGCCATTGGCACGGAAATGATGGTGCTGGAATATTGGACAACCGATCCAACACATTTTTGGATTTGGCAAGGTGTGTGGTTTGTTGCAGTATCTTTTATTTTAGGTATAATTGTTAATCTTTCACAACGGAAGTAATTATGAAAAGATCCCTACTTGCTGCCTTACTGGCAACCAGCTTCGGCTTTGCACATGCAGCCATTCCCGAAGTTAGCGCGGCCCGGCATACTGGCGGAATAGCAAGCGATCGAAACAATCGTGTATTTGCTCCGGCTAAAACAGTTGTACCATTGCCACAAAAAGAAAACTTGTCCTGGACTGATAAGCGTATTGCTGCCGAAGCAGAACGTTTAATTGATAACAACAAGACCACAGCAATCATTCTTATTGAACGTGGCAAGATTGTTTTTGAAAAATATAAAGAGCCTGCAAATCAAAACTCTCCATTGTTTTCACAATCAATGAGCAAAAGTCTAACAGCATACACCATTGGCAATATGTTGTGCGATGGTAAACTTCAATCGCTTAACGACCCAGCCAAGAAGTATGTTTCAGTGCTTGACGGAACTGCACCAGGCGATGCAAAGCTGAAGCATGTACTTTCAATGAGCAGCGGCACAGTAGACGCAAAGTATGCCGGCGAGCACGAAGATAATCAATGGAACAAAGTTCGCACAGGAATATTATCAATCAAAGAAGTTATTGCCAAGCACGGTACAAAAAATATTGAACCTGGTAAGGAATTAAGGTACAGTGCATTAGATACATATACCTTGTCTCTAGTTGCGAATGAAACTGGTGGCTTCTTTGAAAGTTTTGAGAAACATATTTGGGAAGCCGCTGGCACCGAAGCATCGGGTTACTGGTTATATGATAAGAACGGTGATGCAATGTCGGCGTCGGGATTTAGTGCTACTGGACGTGATTGGGGCCGCCTGGCAATGTTCTCTATCAAGCAAGCCAAAGCCAGTGGCTGTATTGGTGACTTTATGCGAGACGCAACACGAGCACAAGTACCAAATAATTCACGCCGTATAGGTGCCGCGTTTCCCAGTTATGGTTACCAAACTTGGATTGGAAACTTTCGAGGCAAAGCCTCTTATTGGTGGGTTGGTTACGGTGGACAGCGTGTAGGCATTGACCCCGAATCAGAACGTATTATTGTGCTGACCAGTTATCGAGAAGATTACATGGCCGAAGTATACAAGCTGTGGGGCAATTGGAACTGATGGCAGCCGCAAACTTTAAGGGATTACCAGTTGGTCCCTGGCGTACAAACGTAAAAACAAGTCATTGGCTACCTGTCAAAACATTTGTCACTTACGATGATGATACTGGGAATGAACGGATATTACTAATGCAACACATGCAAGCAGTTCTACAACAAGTAGCAACTGATCTTAAAGAGCATAAAATTGAAATTGTCAACGCCCAATGTGGCGATATGTTTGATCCACGATCATTTGAAACAGTATATAAGTTAGCGGTTGGCTTCGGCAGTCAAGAAGATTTAGTGATGGCAAAATTGGTGTTAAAATGCGAAGAGTACGATTAACAAATCTTGCCCTAGGCGATCCAGATGATGTGGAAATTTATGCTGGCGCCGCGGTCTGGGACTGGATGCAGAAACCCGAGTTCGAAAGACTAAAAGTATTTAATATCACCGCTGACAAAATGACTTGGACACGTGGTCCTATGTTGCCGCACAGTATTACCGTTGACGTTTGGACCGAAGTAGAAGAAGAAACAGCTATTTTACTCAAGTTGTCCGGATTGTGTCAACTATAACGCAGGCTACGGCGTTATATATGTATACAGACAATAATGTGTGTATATAACTTAAAAGGTATTTTATGAAAATTGTATCCGCCCTAATTGCAACATTGTTCGCCGCTTCTGCATTTGCTCAAGCACCTGCTGCCAAGAAAGAAGAAGTTAAGCCTGCTGCTCCGGCTGCAAGTGCCCCGGCTGCTAAACCAGCTGATGCTAAACCTGCTGCCAAACCAGCTGCCAAGAAAGAAGAAAAGAAAGCTACGGCAACGCCTGCAAAAAGTGCTCCTGCCAAGGTCGAAGCTGCACCAGCACCGGCTACTCCAGCAGTCAAGCCAGCAGCCAAGTAATTTAAGCGCAGATGACAACGATGAAGATTATGGCCCAGATGAGCTTGATCTTCATCGTAGTTACTCGAGACCTCAGTTAGTTAAGAAGTTTGAAGACTTAGACGATGACGAAGAACTATCTGATTACGTGCTTGGAAGGCTAGCATCTATACGTGCTTTAGCAATGGAGAAGTATAGACAAAAGTGGGGCTGAGAAGTCCCATTTTTTCTGGTAAGTACTGTACAGGAGAATTATATGGCATACAGCGACAAAGTAATTGATCATTATGAGAACCCACGCAATGTTGGATCATTTGACAAAGGTGACGACTCAGTGGGCACCGGTATGGTCGGAGCACCTGCCTGCGGCGATGTAATGAAACTACAAATCAAAGTTGAAGATGGTATCATTACAGATGCAAAATTTAAAACGTACGGATGTGGTAGTGCTATTGCAAGCAGTTCGCTTATCACTGAAATGGTCAAAGGAATGAGCCTCGATCAAGCTGGTAGTATTAAGAACTCGGAAATTGCCGAAGAGCTGGCACTGCCTCCGGTTAAAATCCATTGCAGTATTTTGGCCGAAGATGCTATCAAAGCCGCAGTGGCTGACTATAAAGCAAAGCACATCGGCACATGATTGCTATAACCGAACTTGCAGCCCAGAAGATAAAGAGAAACTTGGCCCGACGTGGTAAGGGTGTAGGTATTCGAATTGGAGTCAGGACCACAGGTTGCTCTGGGCTTGCTTATGTGTTAGAATACGTAGACAGTATTGAATACGAAGTTGGTGTAACAAATTATGCGCAGTCTGATTTTGCAGTACTGGTTGGCGCAAAGGACGAACCATACTTGAATGGTTTAACAATGGATTGGGTCCGTAACGGACTTAACGAGGGTTTTGAATTTATCAACCCAAACGAACGCGACCGTTGTGGTTGCGGGGAAAGTTTTAGAGTCTAAGGAGACTGTATGAAAAAGTTAGTTGCAATTTTATTGTTAGCAGTAGCATCCACTTCAGCAATGGCCCAGCATCATGGGCACGGTGGTCATCGACACAGCGGTCACTATCGTGGAAACAATTGGGTTGCACCTGCAATCATTGGCGGTGTTATTGGTTACGGATTGACTCGTCAGTATTACGAGCCTTACTATGCTCCTCAGGTTATAGTCCAACCACCAGTGTACGTACAACCTGCGCCAGTGTGTACTCGCTACATTTATCAAGACCAATACGGAAACACATTACGGGAAGAGACTCGTTGTAATTAAATTTTAGTTGTGTTACAATTCACTTATGAAAATGAATGAACTTACCCAACTTGATCGACTGCTCAAGCATGTTGATCCAAAATTTGCAGATGACTTTTGCCAAACTTGGTACGTGGATCTTGACCAATACAAAGAGCACCCAGATACTCTTTTGCTAATGGCCAATGCAGTGTTGTATCACTGGGGCATTCCTTTATACACTACCGGTGTATCGTGGCACGATAAAGACGAATGTTTCATTTGGCACTTTGGTAAAAATACTTCTCCGGACTACAATAACTACAAGCAACAGGAGAACTAAATGAGTTTGAATTTTAACGGCAACTTTTCTGCAATAGCAGATCCACAGTGGACACTACCCGACGGCGAGCAACTCTCTCCATTAGTTATCCCAGATCGTCAAGGACCTTGGGCAGTACGTTACATTTGGGTCAAACACCGCGATCAGAATGATGAGTTTGTTGCCAATTACTTTAACAAAGGCAACAATGCAACAGGCACTGGCCTAAACTTACGCAAGCAAACTACACACATGCAAACAGCATGGAACCCACATAATCAAATCTTTGAAACAAGCCGTGATAACGGTAACCTAGTCTGGCGGGTAAAGGTACATAATCCTGTTGCCAACAGTATTGACTATGTTGAAGTTTGGCGCAGTCCCGAAATTATCAGTTCAATGTTCCGCTACATTAAAGAAGGCGAAGCAGTCAAAGTAACTGATGGAGTAGTGCGAACATCTGCTGATCAAAAGACTCTTCGTAATGGATTGTACGATGCAGGCTTTGAAGTTCGTCGTTGGAGAGATTCGGAAACAAACTGGCCCACAGTAACTCCACAAGTTGCTATGATGTGGTACCGTCATTTTGTAAAGAAGCATCTTGCTCAAGATAACTGTATCATCAACACCAAGTACAACGCAGAACTAAATCCAATTTAATCATGGACTTGGACCTACACGGCATACGACACTCTGAAGTGGATCGATTGGTAGAGAACTTTATCTATCTGAATCAATCGAGTATGCCCCTTAAAATCATCTGCGGTAACAGCAATACAATGATTAATTTGGTCCAGGAAGTAATTGAACGTATTGGGTGTGAAACATCGGCCCTGCAATTTGGTACAATCGTAGTTGACAAATTTCGTTGACTACTGTATAATTTAATTTTAGACAAAGGAAGAAGAATGAGTTTAGTCCCAATGGTTATCGAAAAGACCGGTACAGGTGAACGTGCTTATGACATTTACAGTCGCTTACTCAAAGAGCGTATCGTTATGTTAGAAGGCGAAGTGCATGACCAAATGAGCAACCTAATCGTTGCACAATTACTTTTCCTTGAAGCAGAAAATCCCGAACGTGACATTACCCTGTTCATCAACAGTCCCGGTGGTAGTGTAACAGCAGGCCTTGCGATTTACGATACAATGCAATTTATCAAATGCGATGTCGCAACCTATGTGATGGGACAAGCTGCAAGCATGGGGTCATTCTTAGCACAGGCAGGAGCACCGGGCAAGCGTAATGTATTGCCCGAAGCTCGTACAATGATTCACCGTGTTAGTTCAGGCACACGTGGCACAAGCGGAAGTGTACACGTACAAGATCTACAGTTTGAAGATGCTAAACGTAGTTTTGAAGAAAGCGTTCGTATCAACAAGCGTCTGACAGAACTTTATGTGCGTCACAACACAGCAGGCAAGACATACGACGAATTGTTCAACACAATGAAGTTTGACACGTTCTTGAGTTCCGACGAGGCAGTTGCATATGGTCTTGCTGATAAGGTAGTTAGCAAGCGTGTCTAATACTCAAGTGTAATATATCTGTAACACTATACCATGTAAATAACATACTCGCTTGCCAGTAGCGTATAATAGGATAAGTCATTGGTGCTAAGGACCTTCGGGTCCTTTTCTATTGAATAAGTATTGCAATGAAGATACAGTTTACTTTTAGCAATGACTTAAAGTTGGTATACAATTTATTTGATACAGATTCTGCTAAATTCTTTACTGATGCAGTTCAGCTTCTTACTCCAGCAGATATAAACCCAACTTCTTTTAAAAACGGTTTTGACTCCGAAACGTTTATCCCCGAACGCATTGCTCGACTATACGCAGTTGCCGATACTATCAATTCACTGTACCCGGGACAAATAAACATTGTTCCATTGGGTTCCAATTGGAGGCAAGCATTACAGCAAATGCACACGCACTTTCCTGACCTTACGCACAATCTTCCCGGAGAAGAATTACAACGTGCAACTCCGTTACTGGGCGAGTTCAACGATCTGATACATTGGTTGGAAAAGGAATTGAATAGAAAGCACAATGGCTCACTATTAGACAAGTCGTGGGCAACCATATGCTTAGATTTTAACCGTGCGCCTGACTGCTGTCATGTTCCAATTCCTGAAAGTGATTACCAACACTTTACACATCAACTGTACTTTGGAAACCTACACTTACATTATGACAATGTAGGACGTCACCCTTGGGAATTGTTTGGTAGTAAAGATTATGTTTGCCCTCAAGACCAGGTCATTAGTCAAACACAAATGAGTCCAAGTTGCAATATGTATTTTAACGATTGGGATATTCTACGTAATAATCAGCAAGCACTTAGTCTAGATAAGTACACAGCCAGATTTGATAAGTTTTATCACGAGCGAGGCGGCCAAAACTTTTTTAAGTATGCACAAGATGATCCTCGACTTGCTGTTGGGTATTTGAAAATTGGGAAATTAGTAAATATCAATGACTTTAATTCTATTCTTGCTCGCGAACAATTGCGAACTCAACTAGCTGCTAGCTCACTAATAGGATGGACTATCTTTGAATAACATACGCTGGAACGACGTCAAAATCCTGCACTTAGAAATAACTGCATTATGCAACGCAGCCTGCCCTGCTTGTAGTAGATATCCAACATCTAGCTATTTTGTCCATCCTTACATTTCAACCAACGACACTTGGTCAATTGAGCAAGTCAAACAACGTTTACCGCCAGAAGATATTGCGGGCATTGAACTATTCTTTATTAACGGAACATTAGGTGACTTTATTGCAAACTTTCATGCACTAGAGATTATTGAGTATTTTCGAGCTTGCTCTCCGTACGCAAAGATACTTATAAACACAAACGGATCTGCTCGAACTCCCGAATGGTGGGCACGTCTTGGTAGTATTCCAAAGCTGCATGTATCATTTGCAATCGACGGCTTACGGGATACGCATGAATTATATAGAAGAAATACAAACTGGGATAAGATTATAGAAAATGCACAGGCATTTATTCAAGCGGGTGGAAGTGCCGAATGGATAATGACTATATTCAAACATAACGAGCACCAAGTTGATGATTGCAATTCGCTAGCAGTACACTACGGATTTAAAAACTTTACAACTCGATTTAATAATCGAGCTCATGTACCAGTTCGTGATCGGTCAGGTAAAACAATTTATAAACTAGAGTCAGCAGCCAATACTCCATTAACAATGTTGCAAGATATGAGTGAAGGCGACATGGTACGTAAAGAAGAAATGTACCAAGAACAAAAAATACTAGTAATCAAACAAGAAAAAATAAGCAAACCACTTAGTGGTGGTAGGCAAGATTGCGGAAGTTTAATCCGAGGTGAAATTTACATTAGCGCACAATGGGCAGTGGTGCCTTGTTGCTTTCTTGGCAATGCAATGTTTTACAAAGAGTCTGAACGATATTTTGCAGACATAGTCGATCTTGCAAAAGAGCACGGCGTAGACGTTTCTGATTTGGTCGCCACAGATAATAGAACAGTTGCAAGCATAGTAGATGCTGGCTTTGACTGGGTATACGAAAGTTTACACACTGATAAGGCACTGTCTGTTTGTTACAATAATTGTAATTCTAAAACAGCACCTTTTGCCGTGGGCCAAACACATAGGACCTTTAAGAAACTACAGTAAACGGACAAATTTCTTTTAAAAGACTTGACAAACTGCTAACATTGTCGTATAATAGAACTAAGTAAACACAGCAGAGGGATAGACCCCGAGCACATTTATTGTAAGGATTTTACAATGTCAAAACTAACTCTCTTCGCAATCGAAGAACAAATCAAACAACACGAGCAAGGTCTCAAAGACTTGCAGGCCCAATTAATTGAGGCCAAACTCGAAAGCCCCGATCACCAACTTGCAACAGAATTGCATAGCATGCTCTGCACTCATAACCATACTGACGGTTGCGGTTGGCACTATGAATTCAAAAACAAAAAGGATGACTGGACTGGGTATGCACATACCGAGTACTTGAAAAAGGCTCAAAAACTGATCGGGCACTGTGATCACAATGGTATGGACGTTACTGCCACACTTGGTGCATTCAAATTGGTAAGGGGTTATTAAAATGAAAAAATACGATACACTGGTTTTGATTGGCCGCTTTCAGCCATTCCACAATGCTCACCTTGAGATTGTAAAACGTGCGACCGCATTGTGCGATAAGTTGGTTATTGTAGTTGGTAGTTCGCGCCAACCACGCACTTACAAGAACCCGTTTACATTTGAAGAACGCCGTGCAATGATTCGATCTGCTACAGCAGGCTTGAGTCTGCAGATTATGATCGAATCCAACACAGATACCATTTACAACGACCAGGCCTGGGCAGTCCGTGTTCAGCAAATTGTTGCCCAACACACAGTAGCAGGCGATCGCGTAGGCATCATTGGTCACAAGAAAGATGATTCAAGTTTCTACCTTGATATGTTCCCGCAGTGGGGTTACGAAGATGTTGAACTGGTTGAGTTCTTGAGCGCAGTTGATGTGCGTGACTTGTATTTCAAATACACATTCAACAGCAACTTTATCAAGAACGTTGTACCAGACAGCACTTACGATTCACTCATGGAGTTTCGCAAAACAGAAGACTTTGCACAAATTGTTCGTGAACGCGAGTTCATTGCCGAACACAATAAGCAGTATGCCGGACTCAAGTATCCTCCGATCTTTAGCACAGCAGACGCAGTTGTTATCTGTTCAGGCCATGTGCTAATGATCAAACGCAGAGCCGAGCCAGGTAAAGGTTTGTGGGCACTGCCTGGCGGTTATGTAAACGCCCGCACTGACAAGAGTGTAGAAGATGCGGCTATACGTGAGCTACGCGAAGAAACACAAATCAAAGTGCCTGCTCCTGTGTTGCGGGGCAGTATTAAACGCAGTAAGGTATTTGATGCAATTGATCGTAGCCCCCGTGGACGAATTATTACTCATGCTTTCCATATTGAATTGCCCGACGGCGAACTGCCAAAGGTAAAGGGAAGTGATGACGCAGAAAAGGCACGGTGGGTGCCTATTGCAGAAGTTCTTAGTGAACAATGCTTTGAAGACCACTACGAAATCCTACAGCATTTTGTAGGTGCCTAAGCGATAGACGCAAAGGTTAATTTACTTTAAAGGAACTTTAAAATGAAACTCGCAAAAAACTTAATCTTAAACACTGACAGCTACAAAGTCAGCATGTTCAAACAATACCCAGCAGGAACTACAGGTGTATACAGTTACATTGAATCCCGGGGTGGGCGTTACGATAGAACAGTGGTCTTTGGACTCCAGGCTTTTATCAAAGAATACTTACTTGAACCCATTACCCAAGCAGACATTGATATCGCAGATGAAATCCTTACCGCCCACGGTGAGCCATTTAACCGAGCAGGATGGCAATACATTCTTGACCAGCACGATGGATACCTCCCAGTTGTTATTAGGGCAGTCCCTGAAGGAACGGTTGTGCCTGTTAAAAATGTCTTGGCCACCATTGAAAACACAGACCCAGAATGCTTCTGGTTGACTACTTGGTTGGAAACTGCTTTGCTTCGTGCAGTGTGGTACGGTACTACTGTGGCAACACAAAGTTACACAATTAAACAAGTTATTCTTGACTACTTGGAGCGCACTGGTGACCCTACTACTATTGATTTTAAGTTACACGACTTTGGTGCTCGTGGTGTTAGTAGCATGGAGAGTGCTGGTATCGGCGGTGCCGCCCACCTTGTCAACTTTATGGGGACAGACACTATTTCGGGTGTGTTGTTTGCTCGTGAGTATTACAATGCTGGCATTGCTGGTTTTTCAATTCCTGCAATGGAACATAGTACCGTAACAAGCTGGGGTCGTGAAGGAGAAGTAGATGCTTATAGAAACATGCTCAATCAGTTTGCAAAGCCTGGCGCTGTTCTGGCTGTCGTATCTGATAGTTACGACATCTACAATGCCGCAGAAAAACTCTGGGGTGAAGAACTTCGTCAACAAGTCATTGATTCTGGGGCTACCGTTGTTATTCGTCCTGACAGTGGTGATCCTGTGGAAGTAAACCGCAAGTTGATCGAAATTCTTGGATCAAAGTTTGGATATACAAAAAACGCAAAAGGCTTTAAGGTACTCAACAATGTACGTCTTATTCAAGGTGATGGCATCAACGAACTTACTGTTCGCAGTATCCTTGGAGCGTTCATGGCCATGGGATGGAGTGCTGACAACATTGCTTTTGGTATGGGCGGCGCACTGCTTCAAATTGTGGACCGCGACACACAACGATTCGCAATGAAGTGCAGTGCCATGCAAATGAACGGTGAGTGGGTTGATGTTGTCAAAGACCCTGTCACTGACCCAGGTAAGAAGTCTAAAGCAGGTCGTGTGACTCTTTGGAAGAGTGGCGGCGAGTACGTGAGTGCAGTTGCTTGTCCAACTGGATGGCACGACAAGGCTATTGGTGACTTTGTTGACGTACTTGAAGAAGTTTACCGTGATGGTAAGTTGATCAAGGAAATTGACTTTGCTACAGTTCGGGCAAACGCTCGCAAATAAGTGACAAGATAGGTAGACAGAAATGTCTACCTGTTGTATAATAGTCGTATACTAACAAAGACATACATAAGGATTTTTTCATGTCTTACTTTCTGAAATCTGGCAATACCTTCCGCGTAAGCACTAAAGAAGCCATGGATCTGCATGATTCGTTGCCTGCTGGTAACTACGTGGTCAAAGAAGCGCCAATGGATGGTCCATTGTACCTGGAGCACATTGAAAGCTTCGAAGTCAAGGGCAAGCGTTACGGCGACCTTGATAAGAATACTGATCGTATTTTGCGCACATTCATGTCTCGCCCTGCATCAACTGGTGTAATGCTGGCAGGTGAAAAGGGTTCTGGTAAGAGTTTGCTGGCCAAGAACTTGGCAATCGAAGCTGCCAAGCGTATGGATATTCCTTGTATTGTGATCAACGCACCTTGGGTTGGTGACAAGTTCAATGCCTTTATGCAAATGATCGAACAGCCATGCATGGTGTTGTTTGATGAGTTTGAAAAGGTGTACGACGAAGAAGATCAGGAAAAAGCACTGACCTTGCTGGATGGTGTATTCCCAAGCAAGAAGTTGTTTGTTCTGACTTGTAACGACAAGTGGCGTGTGAACCAACACATGCGTAACCGTCCAGGTCGACTGTTCTACATGTTGGATTACAAAGGTCTGGACTCCAACTTCATTACCGAATACTGTAATGACAATCTGAAGCCCGAACTGCAAAAGCACACTGAAAAACTGTGCCAAATTGCCAGCTTGTTTAGCCAGTTCAACTTCGACATGTTGAAAGCAACCGTTGAAGAAATGAATCGTTACGATGAAGAACCACAGGACGCACTACGTATGTTGAACGTCAAGCCCGAGTTCGACAATGGCAACAAGTTTACGTTCAAGATGATTCGCGAAGGTGACGAAGTCAAACCCGAAGATATGGATCGTAGTGAATGGACTGGCAATCCACTGCAAACTCAAGTTGAGCTGAATGTCAAAGAATACGAAGATGAAAAAGACGAAGACGGTGACTTTGATTGGAACTGGAAACGTATTCGCTTCTCAGCGTCTGACCTGAAGAAGATTGACAGCCAATCTGGCAAGTTTGTTTTTGTCAACAACGATGGTGTCACACTAACACTTAACAAGGTTAACGAAAAGTCCTTTAGCTACTACGATGCGTTTTAAACTAAAGTAGTACAAAAGCGTTGTAGAAATACAACGCTTTTTTTTGACTAAAATGGTTGACAATCTGGGCCAGAACCAGTATAATAAACACATAACAACAAGGAGTAGCTGATGGCATACGTGGTAATGGATGCAATGCGCGAACAGTATTTCACTCGCAAAGGACTTGAAGGCCCTTTCAACTTTGGTGGACGTGTACTGTACTATGATCCCAAGGCAGGCCAATACTGGGATCCACGGTCTGACTTTTATGTTGAACAGGATGAGATGGATCAGTTGCAAGATCAAATTGTGAATCGGCTGAGCAAGTAAGGAAGCAAGATGAAGTTATCGGCTCACAGCAAAAATCGCTTAATGGAAACATTCAAGCTCTGGTCAGTGCCCAAGGAATTTGCTGATCCGATGTACAACTATCTTGTGTATGGATATGAGCCAGGTAGTTGTTTTACAGCAGTACTGGCAAATGATTTTGCCGGAGCAATACAGCGTAGTCATCCTGGTAATACCATTGAAGCTTTCAAAGCACTGACGGGATGGATCAATGATACAATCCCGCCGACTGCAAGGGGCAGTTACCAAGCAGTGGTAGCCTGGATCAATTTAGAGCCAGGCCAGCGTCGAGCTATATTAGAACGTGGACGTCTGGTGTTCACAGCAGAAGATGAAATGATGTTGGTACTGGCCGGGGAAAAAACAATAGAACCTGTATTATGGTAAGGAATTAAAATGAGATATTTGACAACAGAGCAAGCATTAAAGAACATGGTTGGATCAATCTTTCCTACCGTGACAGCGGCAGATGGTGAATTGATTTTTGAAAACTCCACCGACCGGTATGTGTTTTCGCATCACCAAGATTGTTGCGAGTCAGTGTACATTGAAAGCATTGTGGGAGATTTACAAGACTTGGTAAACACACCAATTTTGATTGCCGAGGAATCCACTGGAGACACACCAGCTGATTCGAACTTTCGTCCAAGTGAGTCTTACACATGGACTTTTTACAAGTTTGCAACCTTCAAAGGGTATGTAGACATTCGTTGGGTAGGTGAGTCAAATGGCTACTACTCTGAATCAGTTGATGTAGAGCATACATCTAAGGTGCCAGCATGAAGTTGGACTTTTACCTAAAGTGGTTGGCCACAGTGGCAATTGTCCTGGCTACACTTGCAAACGCCTTTGATGTTGTTCCGCTTAACAAAGTCCTATTCCTTATTGGATGCGGACTATGGGGTTGGGTTGGTGTACTGTGGCGCCAGCCTAGTCTTTGGGGTTTAAACGCCTTTTGTGGAGTGGTTTACGTAGTTGGTTTGTTAAGGTAGTACTTTAGTAGGTAATACTTTAGTTAAGTTTCGCGAATGTTGTAAAAATACAACAAAATAGGGTCAGAAAACGGTTGACCAAAGGCCCAGAGTGCAGTATAATAAACACTTAAACAGCAAAAAGGATCAAAGATGAAAGCACTTAGCACCTGGATTGAGCAACAAAACAAGTGGGCCAGTTTGTTCAAGGGACAGCGCACAGAGCCTTTGTATGAGATCCAGACAGCGGCTGGACGTAAGCGAGTAGCAGAAGCTATTGATTGTGCATTGAGTCCCGAGAATCTGTCGTGTGATGGCGAACTGCCCCGTAGTCAAGTCAACGCTCGTTATCGTGCATTGTCTGGGGCGGCCCGCGATTTGCTCAAGTTAGACCCATCTGTTCAAATCCACGAATACGCCTAAGGAGTAGTTATGATTCGATTTGCAATTGGTTTTTTGATGACGTTTGGTGCAGTTGGTACCCTTGAAGTTGACCCCAATGCCAGCCTGCTTACTACAGCAGTTCTGGCAATTGTGGGCCTGACAATTATGGCATTTGGTGTTGCAAAAATACAACAACAAAACGGTTGACAGTTCGGACAAATCGCAGTATAATAAACACTTAAACAACAAAAGGCTTACATGAAAAACACTTACCAAATCGCAACTGGCACAGTTACTATCACTCCTACAGGCCTTATCCACAAAGCGTCTAACGCATACAGCGGCAAGATTGCACAAAAAGAAGCCAAACAAAAACCCGCAAAAAAGTAAGGACATTGGTTGACGTTTAGATCAAACGGCGTTATAATTAACACATAGCAACAAGGAGTTCAAAATGGGTACACGTAGTCGAATTGGCGTTATGCATGGTGATGTTTGCAAAAGTGTTTACTGCCATTGGGACGGTTATATTGCACACAACGGTAAAATTCTGCAGGAACATTATGACTCAGCGAAAGCAAACCAACTTGTGGCCCTTGGGAACCTCAGTAGCCTTGGCAAACGCCTTGGCGAGAAGCACGCCTTTGACACTTACCACCTCACCCCAGAAGAACGTAAGCAACACGAGTTGGACCACGGAGATTCATGCACGTTCTACGAACGTGACCGAGAAGAAGAAGGACAAGCCTGGAAAGTAGACCACACGTTTGCAGACTTCCTGGATCGTGTGGATGGTTGTGGCGCAGAGTATTACTACATCATGCGGGACAATGTCTGGTATGTTGGATGCCCGGACAAAGGTAGTAAACTGGTAGAACTGGCAGAAGCATTGGCAGAGAAAGATGAGCCTGATTCAGAGATCCAGGCAGATTTAAATGAAACATTAGGTTTGGATCGAAATACACGACTGGAAGATTTGGTTGCACACATTGAAGAGTTAGACGATGACGAAGCATGACTGGATTTGCTAGTAAAAAGAAAATGTCAACAGATAAACTTAAAGGAAATATTATGGGCGAACTTGATTATGATATCCAGGAAATGTTTATTGAAGGATGGGAAGCTGAAGAAATTGCTGACAAACTAAAACTCAGTCTTGGCAAGGTAGTGTCAGTACTGAATAGCTTTGGAGTAACTGCATAATGTCAAACTACTCTGAACAATGGCCGCACCTGGCCCAAGTTACCAGCAATCTTGAAACACATCATGTTTCTTATGTTGGCGCACATTTAGAAGATTACAGTGTTGAGGTACAAATTGATTATGCAGACTATACCGCATTCATCATCGAATACAGTGATTGGAGCGAACGCCAAGGTGCGCTCCAAGATGCGCTCGAGCCAGGGTACGATTGGTAGACTGGAGTCGGCACTAACACGAAAGCGTCTAGAACGAGAAAGAAACAAAACTATGAAA